GGGGCCTTTTACGTCCCGAGACGATTGGGGTTTTGAGAGTCCCCCAAGACTCGACCCTATGTCGATCACACGAGATCGTTCGCCATGCTTGCACCATGGCGGACGACCTCTAAGTCATCGACAAAAACAGGGGTGGTTCCATAATCAACAGCATAAATCTTTTCTAGAGCAGATGATGTTATAACATCTCCCAGTCTTAAATCTATAATTGCATCAATAAGGGACCCCCATTCCCACGTCTCAGTACCGTAACGTTCGTTAAGATCTTCATAAGTAACAAGATATGCTCTTTCTTGTTCTTGAAGACCTGCTCGAATACGCATCGCTTCTAATAACGGGGAGGGTGGTTCATTGACTAATCCTTGAACTCTCTGCTTAATTAAAATCTCTGCAAGCTGAAAGTCAGAATTTAGTCTGAACTGACGAGGTGTTAAACCAAACACACTCGAACATGGGCGGTCTTCTATTAACCCCCATGAACGGAATATCGCACCGTAGACCAACCATGATCTTTCGTTGCGCTCGCTGTATGCCCTCTTCAAAAAAGTAGAAGAATTAAACGAGAACCGTTGCTCTACGGTCATCTTGTAGCCCGCATCACTCGCAGCTTTTTCAATGACTTCGCATGTCAGAATTGGATCTTGACTAGCGACCATATTGTCGATCAATTTTGAACCTGAACCAACATTTGCACAATTATTATTAATCGATGTAAAACCGTGGCCAGAATACAAAAAGCCATCTTCAGGCTGTAATTCGACATATTCCGTAGGATTGCCTGCTCTACGAGCATCAGGATTGTAGATTTTAGTTGTTCGACCGAACAACTTAACCATCTTCAAACACTGCACACCACACAAACTCCTGTTAGCGAGGTGGTAAACTGCTACAAACATGGCAAAACCGTTTGTAGAATCGCAAGATGAAAAATCCGTCTCAAACAGATAAATCACTCCATCGAGATTAGCAACGATAAATCCATCATCACTAAAGTATATCCAGCAAATTGTATCACGAGGCAAGTCTTTGACCATCTTGTACATAGCATCTGATTCAGACGCTTCTTGACAATCACAATAAAGAAACTTGAATGTAATAAACAAATTACCAACTCTTTTCTCGAGCTCAATCTTTTCGCGCTTCATAAGAAAACTAATCCACTTGGCAATAGCATAATCAGTTAATGCTAATTCTCCTCCGGTAGAGTATAACCTTCCAGGCTTCGGTAGACCTTCATCGTCCACTTTAGCTAGTTCATACTTAAACCTAGATTCAAAACCACCGTGGCCAGCGACAATTTTCCCAAAAGTGTCCTCCCAATCGACGTACCTCTGGTATAACAATCTCTTCGGGTGAGGTAATTGAACGAATTTCTTGATCAATTCCCCATAATCATACAACTCATACATCGGACTATATATATACCAAATGATAGAGTTCCACATACCCTTAAAATAGTCATACGCCATATAACAAACGAAAAGTAGCCAAACGTAAAACCAAAACCTGTCGGAAAAAATTTGATCCAACAAGACAAAAAAGGTTTTACTACCATTTGGATCGATAAAATACCGATTTCCAATTCTCGTAGTGATAGTGTGTACACCAAACCGAGCTCCTAACGCGCGAGCAACGTCCGATATTTCAGACTTGGGGAATCCATTCAACAAACTGAGTTGTCTAGTTCTCCTCTGCTTCTCATTTCCTGGATAAGAAGCTTTAAAGTACCTCGATAGGGCGTCACAAATGTTTCTTCCACTATTGCACAAAATCACAAAACGATTTTGTGGAGTGAACAAGAAATATTGTGTCATACCGCGGTGAGTACTAAGAGGTGGACAAACAGTCTCGAATGAGATAGATTTCACAATAGAAATCCTATCTACTTCTTCGTTACCGCAAAGAAATTCCCATCCCAAATCCAACGTAAACCCTTGTGACTTAACAATTGACCAAGCGCAATTGTAAGCATAACCAAAGGGACGATTGCTTTCTGAAGTCTCCTTGACAATGGGACTTACCAGATTGACAGATAGTCCTAAATCATACGGCACATACGAGTCAAGACCACCGGGGACCAGATTACCATGTAATTTGAAGGCATAAAAAGCCATGGTTTCTTCCACAAGTCTATTAGGAAACATATACAAATGTTCGAACGCAAAATTACGACAAACTGTAAAATTTCGAGCTTCATCAGGCATACATAGCAATTTGCTAATAATGAAGCGATAGAGAAATGGAGAAAAGGACACTTTGACAGGTTGGTAAAATCGTTTGAAATACCTAAATGCCGGTAATTTAACTGGCATCAAAATTTCAATACGGACCTCCCATATTTCATTATCCTTCGGTTTGTCTAAAACCACAATTCGCTTATGCACATCTTCGACATGCAATGAAAAAGTATCAGTTAAAAACAACACGACCTTCTTGACCTTCTTGTCACACGGTAATTTCTCTTCACCAGCGAGGAGGGAGCTGTGCTCGACCTGCTCTTCTTGAAGAGATAAAGTTTCTTCTTTCAAACCCTCAATTTGATTCAAATAAACCTGCAGTTTGACCTCATCCTCTGGACGGGGACCATTAACAACCTTGGTTTTCTTTTCACCATTATGAGAAAAAACTTTGTTACCAGCCTCCTTAGTTTTGCGCTTCCTTTCATCAGCGTAAAATTTATTGGTGGCGGCCCTCAATTTGGCGAAATCAGCTGCACCTTCAGCAGTGATCTCAGGACTTTTCTTGTCCTTTGACTTCTTCTTACCAGAAGAAGAAGTACTTTTCACTGACATGTCATCTCCATTAGTCCACTCACCACAACAACCGTTGAGATCAGAGGAACAAAGATGATGGTTAGTGAAAATCACAATTATAAATATTATACAGATCTTGATGATTTCTAAACACATAAATAATAATATGTCTAAAGACAAGCAAACTA